GCTGTACAAAGTGATTTCAAAGATGTGTTTATCGGAGTTGAGTATATTAGTAAAAAAGGTAAAGAAATAGTAGACAGAGTAAAATTACCTTGGGGTAGAAAAGTAAGACAAGCAATAGCTACTGAAAAGAAAAGAGCCGCTTTGAAAGCAAAACTCCAAAGGTAGTATAAGTAAAGTTAGGAACATCCTGTTCCGTGGCAGGCATCGTTGAGCTTGCTCTTCGAACTGCCATTATTCATTAGGAACATAACCACTAAAAAATATTTCAACTTTGACTGTTCTCTTTTCCCGAAGCATACATCTCAAGATAGTTACAGTAGTTCGTCATACTGTGATCTGAGAAGTTGTCTATTCCACCACGCTTGAGTCCCATCCACATGCCACGCATGCGATCTTTAAACAGTTGAAAGCCTGATGGTGAACGCACATTGCCATATGCATTTAGATAGTGTTGCTCTCCGTGATGCACGTAACCCATAATCCACAAAGGAACACGAGTTACTATATCGTTGTTGTTTACCCAACGATGATGTTTGACTTTTAGTGTATCAACATATTTACGCCAGCCCACTCTTGGTGAACCATAGGTGTAAAGTTCTTGTACCGGAGGAATGTTAGGATACAAATGACAACGACTTGCCATAATAGTAGCCATAGCCGCACCTAATGAGTGTCCACAAAACCAAATCTTCTTGTTGCTGTTTGCTTTGCGAGAAATGTCTTCAAGTATCATAGGCCATAGCTCGTCAACTTCTGCTTTGAAACCTTTGTGTACTCTACCAATTGTTTCTGCCATCACAGGAACAGCTCTTAGATCTGCTTTGATATCGTTGAACTCTGAGGGCTGAGTACCACGGCAAGCAATCACAAGATCATGCTTGTTCATAAACCTATATGCTTGAGCTCCGTCTTTGTCGTAGAATTCTACTGTGTTAAATGAGTGATTTTTCGCTTGACTTGTTGCATCTCTTTTGTTACTATAAGCTATCTGTGCCAAATTAGCGAATAATAAGGATCTTTCTTTGAAATTAAGTTTGGATATTTCCATTTTTGCCCTCCGTTCTATATCTATATTTATTTTAGATACAATAAATACATTGTATAGGAAAGTGCAATGAAAAAACACACTCGTAGTATCTTAGAAGAACTTAACAACCTTGGCTTGAACAGGGATAATGATCGATTAATTGAAACAACTGCTAATAATATTATTAACAGCAGTATTAACCTTATCAATACTATCAATCAAAATTATGATGCAGCAACTGCTGGTGAGTTAGAAAGACGTTTCCTTAACAGTATTAAAAGCGGAGACCCACGCAAGTTCAAGCGTGGCATAGAAAAGATTATAGAAAACAAGCAGAGGCAAGACGATGATTCTTAAAGAAGGTGGTAATGTTTTTAAAACTGAACCAAAAGACCCTGAGAGTGTAATAACTCAGCGTATTGCTACAGCTGATGTTGATCCAACAATAGATTGGCTCAATAAAACCTTTGGCTTTAAATTTATTGATGAAGATATGCTTGGAACTACAGGCAAGAAAGTTAAACCAGACGGTACATTTGAAGAAAACAGTTCAGGCGACATTGATCTTAATGTTGACTCTCGAGAGCTTCCTAAACAAGAAATTATTGCCAAATTATCTGACTGGTGCCAAAAACAAGGCATACCAGACTTAGAAATTATGAACAAAGGTAGAACCTTTACAGCAGGATGGGTAGCAGACGCAGGTCTCCAAGTACACTTCCGTACTCCTATCAAAGGTGATCCTGCTAACGGCTTTGTGCAAACAGACTTTATGTTAACAGACAATCCTGCTCTACAGCGTGGAGCCAAGCGTGGAGGCACAGAAAACTACACAGGCGCAGACAGAGCTGTACTTCTATCAAGTCTTGCCAGAGGTAGAGGCTATAAGTTTAGCCCAACCAAAGGTGTTGTAGATCCTAACAACGGAGATGCCGTTGTTGCTAACGACTGGGATGAAATTGCAGAAATACTATTAGGTCCAGGCGCAAGAGAAGCAGATACTCACACTGTGGAGAGCATGATTGCAAAACTTAGAGGTGACCCGGACTTTGATATGTTGATTGCTCCTTGGTTAGAAACTATGGAGAAGCAAGGCAAAGGCCTCCCTGAAAGTGCAGAGCTTGCAAGGATCAAAGAGCTTGCAGGACTAAGTTTAAACAGCGTGAGAATGCTATGAGATTTTACGAATTTAAAATCAAAGAAGAAAATTTAGAAGGCGATGCTTTGTATGCAAAACTTATCAAGCAACAATTTCCTATGGGTGCAGGTTATGAATTACATGCTGGTATGACACATGAGATGTGGTATAGAGAATTAAAACTTGCTAATAGATGGCTTGCAACAGCAGTAAGAGCAGGAGACATAAAGCCTCCTGTAAGCATAGGCAATGATTTTACTATAAGAGATAAACATGGCCAGGACATAGGTATCCCGGGACAATGGGATCCGAGTATGAAACCTAAAGCAGCCAAACCAGTTAATGAATCTAAATTATTTGAAGCAGATGCACGTATTCAACATGCAGAAGATTTTGTGTTGTTTGATGGATCAGCTGGTGCTGTTCGTGTCGTACAAAGTCTAAAAAATCTTGAGCAAGGAGGACATACAGATGTCACAATCAAATGGGATGGATCTCCCGCAATCATTTTTGGCCGCAATGCAGATGGAGAGTTCATACTTACAGATAAATCAGGATTTGGAGCCAAAGGATATGACGGCCGAGCAAAAAGTGCAAAATCTCTACAGCAAATGCTTATGGCCCGCCCCGGTGCAAACAATCCAGATCCAGAGAAAGCGGCAAACTACAAAGTCTTCGTAGGTAACATGGCAGACATCTATGATGAATATGAAAAAGCGGTTCCAAAAGATTTTATAGGTTATTTCAAAGGCGACTTGTTATACTACAACACACCGCCTGTACAAGATAATAAATTTGTGTTTACACCAAACATTGTTACTTACAGAGTAGATACAGACAGTCCGATTGGACAGCGTATTGCACAAAGCAAAACTGGTGTAGTTATACATAGATTGGTTGACGAAGAAGGCAATGAGAAACCATTACCACCAGGTATAGCAGACATATTTGAAGGAAACGAAGTTTTTGTTGTGCCGCCTGTCACAGTAGAAAGAGCGCCTCAAGTAGAAGATGACAATATCAAAGAACTAAGAACTATCATAAACAAAGACGCGACAGCAATAGATAAATTTTTAAATACAGAAACACTTACAGGTTTAAAATTAAAAGGCTTACCGCAAATATTTTATACATACACAAATTCAAAAGTTGACACAGGTTTAGAAAATTTAGGCAAAGATTTCACTAGTTGGCTTGCAACAAGTAAAGTCAGCAAGCCTATGCAACAAAGGATAGTAGATTATATTTCACAGAATCAACAGGGATTTGATGCTATGTGGGAAGTAATGAATAAGATTAGAGAAGTAAAAAATAATATAATCAATCAATTAGATTCACATGATGCTGATGTAAAAGCTAACATTGGCGACATTGAAGGCGGCGAAGGATATGTACTAGCTCATCCTGAAGGCGATATTAAACTTGTAAACAGAGCTGGTTTTACAGCAGCCAATAGAGCTGTACAACGATAAGGAAGAGAAAATGAAAATTAAAGATCTTGTAAATGAAAGTGATTTTGCTGATCTAGGACTCAAAGGACTAGGCAGTGAATTAGACAAAGATGACGATTATGATCCGGCAAAAGACGGTTTCAGCATAGTTGATCAACTAGGGAAGGTACTAGACAGCAGAGGCAATCCTAATCCACTAGATAGTGTCAAAACTAGAGATGGTTCGGAAATTAAAATAACAGCAGATCAAGCGGCATCTTTAATGCGTTTGTTGAAGCGCGAAACAGTGAATGGAACTGATAGACAAGAAAAAGAAAAGTTTTCAAGAGACATCACTAGCAAGACAGGATTAACACCATTCTTAGATGCTAATGATGGTAAAAGTATGCAACAAATGTATGTGCAAAATTACATGAGTGATACAACTAAAATGGCCTTACAAAACAAGAGCAGAATGTAATGCAATTTTTACAAGAACTAGAAGAAGCACGTATGACACGCAATGACAACAACATGAAGGTGTTGACCTATGCTGATTGTTGTGAGCGTTTGTATCTAACTTTGTTAGTTCTTGATCTTATGAGCCAAGTACCCTTGGCTACATCTGTTGTAAGAGATTACTGTAGAAAAAGCAAAGACAACGATTATCAGCGATTTAAAATAAGTGGCACTGACCTATACAACTTTGTTTACTTTGTCAACGGTGATGAAAGAGCGATTGGAAAGCTAAAAGACCCAGGAGCAGCAAAACGTAGTAGAGCAAACACTTCTCTTCCTTTGCAATACTTAAATGCTTATCTGCAGAATCTCAGCAGTGGAACTAGACCAAGCGGTACTACTCAATTTTTTGTCAAACTAGAAAACATCCTAAAGATTTCTAACACAGATTATAAAACTATCCGTAGAAACATCAGTGATTGGAATAGTTTGAATATAGAAAAGAAAAAAATATACGCAACAAAACTTATCTATGCAGCGAGAGCTAAACTTAGAAGCAGTGACATAATAGATGATTTTGAAAAATTTGTTGTAATCAAAGATCTAGAAAGCAACTGGGTAGCAGACAATGAACCTGTACTCAGCAAACCTGATATTAGTGCGGCAAGTAGAGATTATGTATTTTATAGATATCTTGTAGGCACAGAGAACATAATGTTAGTCAAAGCATTTTTAGAACTTGCCGCCGCAGGTAAACCTATTCCAAGTCAAATGGTAAAAGCATACCTACCAGCGATTAAAGCACTGGATGATGTGGTAAGAGCCGGCCCGAGTTACATATCTATGTTCAGATCTATCCAAAATCGGGCAAAAAAGACCTTAAAGTAGCTATTTTTCCTATATCGACTAAATAATATTATACAAACACTACTGAGCGTAGTGTGCTATTTAAGATAAAAGGAGAAAAAAATGGCAATTTCAAGTATCACACGTGATGTAACACGTTCAAACCCAAGTGCAACAGCACTTAACACAGTTGTACAAACTAACCAAATGGCTGTGTACAAAGTTGTGCTTTCAAACACAGGTCGTACAACAGACTTAGACGCAGCAGGCGTACAGCAAGTAATGGAAACAATGGGTGCACCAGTACACATTTTCCAGTGGGACGCAAACGGTCGTGAAGCAATTTTAGTTGCAGACGGTCATTCAACAAGCATTGACTCAATCGCAACTGACATTGGTCGTCACTTTGACGCAGCTGGCACACCAGGTGTAATAGTTGCTGATTCTGGCGTTTACACAGACGGCGGTGCAACAGGTACAACTACTGTTACTAAGCGAGCAGACCTATTCGGAATGTAAGAATAGTTTTTATACTAGAAGAAAGCGCCACTTTTACAGTGGCGCTTTTTTTATGACCGTTAAATACTGTCATGAGAGTCACCCTGATCACTGTTGTGGATATTACAGAAACCAACGCTCGCAAAGAAGATGATAAACTTGCTCGCAACCAGCAGGCAAATTATCTCACCATGTTGCAGACAGTTGGACTTAGAGTAAATGCTGAACCATTGAAATGTGAAACACATGTGGGTGATGTATCAGAGTTTGGATTTGGTAGTGCTATCACAGGCAAGCAGAGATATTGGGAATTTACGTTTGAACATGACTACGAAGGTGCTGTAACAGAACAAACTCTTACAGATGATTTTGATCTTGTGCCTATTATCACAGGATTAAATGAAACAGCACCAATAAATAATCAAGCATTTAGAACCAAAGACGCAACAGAACGTAATATTGTTTTTAAACTATCTGATAACTAAAACTAGGCTAGACAATAAATAACTTTATAATTAAGGCAAAGCACACAAGGCATCCATTTATTAGGCCAACTAAAAGTTTACTAATTGCCCGAGAGTAAGGGTAAAATGGAGAGAGTAAAATGGCAAGAGCCAGAACAACAGACTTAGAAAGAGAAAATCTTGAAGCCCATGTTGATCTATGTCAACAGCGTTATGAGAATCTTGAATCACGTTTGACAGCAGTTGAAAAGAAGCTGGAGCATGTGCATCAGGACATACAAAATGGCAACAAGAGTATGATCAAAGTTATTATAGGTGCAACAGGAACTATTGTTGCAGGCCTACTCTCCACTATCGTCGTTCTTTTAATCAACTTTAGTTAAAAACATAAATACTGCATAGGAGTATGCAATGTTTTTAAGAGAACTCATCACCGAAGCACCATTGACAATTACAATAGATGAAGGCGTACCAGCTTGGCTTATCTCTATGATAAGAATTGATACAGCTTCAAGTCAATGGCGTAAAACCAAACGAGGTAGTATTCAAACCAAAGAATTAAAATGTGTTCAGCTTGCTCTTACAAAACTTGGGTATGATGTAGGCAAAGCTGATGGCTGGTTTGGAAAAAAAACCGCTCGCGGTGTAATGGCATTCCAAAGAGACAATGAACTTACTGTTGATGGTGATCCTGGGCGTAACACGATAGGTAAAATGATTGACATTGGCAAGAGCAAGTTTCCTGCTGCAGAAGACCTTACAAAAAATAATGTTGATGATAGATTTCCTTTAGAAAATTATCCTTTAGATAATTGTGCAGAAATAATTGTTCCTGAGCCTCAAGATGATGATGATAAAGAAGATGATGAAATCGTTGCTCCTGCTCCTGGTAGAGAAGATTTACCTGTAGGAGGATTACCTGCGGCTCCTTTTGATCCAGTAAACGCTATTCAAGGTAAGTCAGTAGAAGAAGTTTACGGAATTGTGGAACAACTAATTAGACAAAGACGATACAAAGATGCACTTGCTGTTATTGATTATGATATGCGTCTTGATATTAACGATTCAACTTATACACAAATACAACAATTAGCTGCAACAGGTGAAAGTTTAGAAGAAAAACAAGTGTGGGCTAGGTCAGGACAAAAGGTAGTGAGAAAATATCGCTGTAGTGCCGGTAGTCGCAAAGGTCGTGTTGTTAAAGAACCAGCGCAGTGTTTTAGAGCACCTGACGTTAAAAAGAGAATTAAATTAAAACAAACTAAAGCACGTATGGGTGCAAGAATGTCTCGTAAAGCAAAACGCACCAAAAGAGTTAATCCTACCAGTCGTAGAGTTGCAGCTCTAAACAGGATGGCGCGATGATTGTAAGTGAGATA